AACGAAAAAAGCATTTCAACGACAGGCTTTTACAGAAGAGCATGTAGATCATTTAAAACAATGTATAGACCCACTGACAGGTCCTTCCTACTTTATGTCTAACTTTGTAAAAATACAGCACCCTACAAAAGGCGGCATTGAATTTGAACCTTTTGAATTCCAAGAAAGATTAATTCAAGTATATTCTAAATACAGGTATAGTATAAACATGTTACCTAGGCAAACAGGTAAAACAACATGTGCGGCCGCATATCTATTATGGTATGCTATGTTTGTACCAGACAGCACAATATTAGTTGCGGCTCACAAACACACTGGCGCACAAGAAATTATGCAACGTATTAGATACGCATACGAAAGTGTGCCTGATTATATCAGAGCAGGTGTTACAGAATATAACAAAGGTAGTTTAAGTTTTGATAATGGTAGTAGAATTTTAAGTGCTACAACAACTGAAAACACTGGTAGAGGTATGTCCCTTTCGTTAGTGTACTTAGACGAGTTTGCTTTTGTACCACCACGTATAGCGGCTGAGTTTTGGACTTCACTGTCACCTACATTAAGTACAGGCGGTAAGTGTATAGTTACAAGCACTCCTAATAGTGACGATGATACTTTTGCTAATATATGGCACCAAGCAATTAGAGAAATAGACGACCACGGTAATGACAGCGAAGTAGGTTCTAATGGATTTAAAGCATTTCGTGTCAATTGGCAAGAGCATCCAGACAGAGATGAACTGTGGGCAAAAGCAGAACGTAGTAGAATTGGTGAAGAAAGATTTAGACGTGAACACGAATGTGAATTTATTATATACGATGAAACACTCATAGACTCACTAAAATTAGTTGATATGAAAGGTGTAGAGCCAATAAGACGCAGTGGACAAATAAGATGGTTCCAAGCAATTGATCCAAACAAAATGTATGCTATATCATTAGATCCTAGTACAGGTACAGGTGGCGATAATGCGGCTATTGTGTGCTATGACCTACCAACTATGAATCAAGTATGCGAATGGCAACACAATAAAACACCTATTGAAGGACAGATTAAATTACTACGAGAAATAGCAAAAGAAATATTAAGTTATGGTGCTACAGAAATATACTGGACTGTAGAAAATAATGCCATAGGTGAAGCGGCACTAGTAGTTATAAGAGACACAGGGGAAGAAAGTTTTCCAGGTACATTCTTACATGAGCCTAACAAAGTACAAGGTAAAAAAGGCAGAAAAGGATATCATACACATCATAAGAATAAAATGGAAGGTGCTTTAGCAATGAAAAGACTGATTGAAAGCAACAAACTAACATTAAGCAGTAAAAATATTATTAGAGAATTAAAAGAATTTGTAGCACGTGGAACAACATTTGCCGCTAAACCAGGCGGTAGTGATGACTTAATTATGGCTACTTTAGTATGCGTAAGAATGATTAATTACATAGCACAATACGAAGATGCTATATATGACGAAATAGAAACAAGTGTCAATGATGACGATGATTTTAACGGACCTCTACCTATAGGGGTGTTATAGTTTATATTTGATAAATATAAGTATGAAAAATAAAGAAGACTTAGGTAATAAAGTTTTTGACTTCCTTAAAGGAAAAGGAGTCCCTATCACTATTTCAGATGAAAACGATGAGGATACACTTGACCCGGAAGTTGGCGTACGTTTTTACAGCAATGACCCAAATATTATGGTCACTATTGATAAAGAAAACAACGAATTAAAACTTAGCAAGTCAAAGCATGTAGAGGATGAAAGAATGGATAGTATCCACAAAGGCATTCAAAACATAGCACAAGATAGTTTATTTTCATTTGATTATAAAATATTTGGTAAAAGTATTAAACCTAAGCATTCTAATTACAAAGCAAAGATAAACAAAATGAAACAAGAACAAGAATCAGTTACAGAAGCAAGTTTAGGTAAAATGTACGGTAGCATGAAAACAAGTTATCAACCTTTAGACTCAGTAAAAATAATTGTAAGACACGGCAAACCTGTAAACGAAGAAGTACGTGGTGCTAGAAGCAGACAAATTTCTAAGTTGTTCATACAACGAGGAGATGAAAGATTTGCTTTACCACATAAAAGTTTAGCAGGTGCTAGAGCAATGGCAAGACACGTTCATAACGGAGGAGAAATACACGACTCTGTTGGTTCTGCTATAAACGAAATGGTTAACAATATAGATTCATTATCAAAATTTGCTAGATATGTAGAAAATAAAAACCTTGTTAACGAAGAAAATAATGGGTTAGTTATACTAGCAAAAGAATCTGTACAGAATTTAAGATCATCACTAAAAAAATTAAGTGGTGCTAAAAGTTATGCTAAAGCAGTAGAAACAATTGATTTCACAAATTCATTAGAGATTACTAATGAAGAATCAGATTTATCAGATTTATTTGTAGAAAAGCATATTGATAATAATGTATTAAATGCTTTCCCTACAATTAATAAATTACTATCAGTCCAACATAAAATGGACGAATATATTTCAAACACAATTGATACATTAAATATTCAAGTACCAATTGCTGAAACAGGAATAGAGTATCCTAATACTAATTCAGAGATAGCACATAAATTGTCAATCATATCTGAATTTATAGACGATAAAGTTGTAAAGAACTTTATTGAAAATTGTAGTACAAAAATACTCAAAGGTAGTAAATTAGATGAAACGTCTATGAGCAATATTAAAAAGTTGATTTCCAAAACAAACATGGAAAGTACTGTAAAAGATACTAATGAAATACTAGAATTCATTAATTTTACCAAAAAACTTGACAATATTGTAGAATAGACATAAATAATTTTCGTAAAGTTAATTTAAGAGAAATTTTAAATTAAATTACATAACAAGGCAAAAAGAGGTTGACTTCAACTTCAAAAGGCATTATAATAGGCAACATGTATAGAAATATTTTTATACAGAACATGGCAAACATAGGAGAAAAAACATGGCAACATTGGCTGAAATTAGAGCAAAACTAGCCGCAATGGATTCTAAACCAGGCGGTTCACAAACAGGTGGCGACAATGCTATCTATCCTTTTTGGAACATCTCAGAGGGCACTAGTGCTACACTAAGATTTCTTCCAGACGGAGATCCCAACAACACATTCTTTTGGACTGAACGACAAATGATTCGTTTACAGTTCCCTGGTATAAAGGGTGGCGATATGAAACCTACAACTGTACAAGTACCTTGTATGGAAATGTGGGGTGAACAATGTCCGGTACATAACGAGATCAGACCTTGGTTCAAAGATGCTTCATTAGAAGATATGGGTCGTAAGTATTGGAAAAAGAGAAGTTACATTTTCCAAGGATATGTAGTAGATAGTCCTTTACAAGAGGATACCACACCTGAAAATCCAATTAGAAGATTCATTATTGGTCCTCAAATATTTAATATTATTAAAGGCGCATTGATGGACCCAGATATGGAAAACATTCCAACAGATTATGTAAACGGTACTGACTTTAGATTATCAAAAACAATGAAAGGACAGTACGCAGACTATTCAACTAGTAAGTGGGCAAGAAAAGAAAGATCATTAGATGAGAATGAACTTGCCGCAGTTGATACAAATGGTCTTTATGATCTTAAAGACTTTTTACCTAAGAAACCGACTGCTGAACAAGTGGATATGATTTATAACATGTTCCAAGATTCAGTAAATGGTGAGTTGTATGATAACGCAAAATACGGAGACAGTTTCAGACCTAACGGTATGTCTGCTCCTGCTAAAGTGCAATCAACAACACCACCGGCACAGAGTTCAACTCCAGTAGCACAACCAACAGCACCAGCAGTGGAAACACCTGCTCCAGCAGTTGAAACGGCTCCTGTAGTTGCCCCAGTAGAACAATCGAGTGCTTCTGCCGAAACCACTCCTAACTCTACTGATTCTAAAGCATCCGCTGAAGATATTTTAGCGATGATTAGAAACCGTCAGCAGTAGTTGACGGGTTGTAGCCTTACTTAGGGATTTGAATACTTGGTCCTGTTTACTTCAAAGATCTAGTAAGGCTACCTTTTTATTAGGTAGTTATGAAGACATTATTAGCAATAGGCGATAGTCATACATTTGGTGCTGAGATACTTGGCGAAGGAAAAATGCATGATGAAGCAAACAAAGAATTAGCATATCCAAACAGACTTGGCATGTTATTAGGGTTTGACAATATAGTCAACCATGGTAAGTCAGGTGGTAGTATTATGCGAACAGAAAGAAAATTGTTTGAATACTTTGTTAAAAATGAAACAAAACCAGATTTAGTTATTATGGGTTGGACAACATTGGGAAGATTTGAATATTGTATTGATACCAAAGAAAATGGTGAATACGAATATTCAGTATTAACTTCTTGGTCAGATCCAAACATGACAAATGAAAATGATTTACAACAACATAAACATTTACTGCCAATTACAACTGCTGAAGATTTATTAGCACAAAAATATAAGTCCGTGTATGCTTGTCAAGTATTATGCGAACGTTACAATGTTCCTTATTTGATGTTTGACGTAATGGTAAACACTAAGAACTCGGCTCCATTAAGTGGCGACGATGATTACAAAATTTGGGACGGTACCAATTTAATTGACCAAAGTTATTATCAAAACATAAATCATAATAACTACATGGAAGAAGACTACTGGACATACGTTATGGACCCTGAACATAATAGGGGTGTAGCAATTAATGGTGGTCATGCTAATAAGGAAGGGCATCAGATTTGGGCAGAAAAGTTAAAACAAGAATTACAGGCAAGAAATATATACGGAGAATAAAATGCAAAAACCATTTGATTTAAGCAAATTTAGAACTGGCATTACTAAGAGCATAAGCGGTATTAGTGCTGGTTTTCATGATCCAGTTGATTGGATTAGTACAGGTAACCACACACTCAATTATTTGATCAGTGGTGATTTTAATAAAGGCGTACCACTAGGCAAAGTTAGTGTATTCGCTGGTGAGTCCGGCTCAGGTAAAAGTTTTATCTGTTCAGGTAACTTAGTTAGAAACGCACAAGACCACGGATGTCAAGTTGTGTTATTTGACTCAGAAAATGCTCTAGACGAAGATTGGCTAAAAGCATTAAATGTTGATACAGCACCAGAAAAACTGTTAAAGATAAGTGTGTCAATGATTGATGATGTAGCAAAATCTATTTCAGAGTTTATGAAAGATTATAAAACAAACTATGGTGATTTAGAGTATGATGAAATGCCTAAATTACTATTTGTTGTTGATAGTTTGGGTATGTTGCTAACCCCTACAGATGTAGCACAATTTGAAAAAGGTGACATGAAAGGTGACATGGGTCGTAAGCCAAAGGCTCTTACAGCATTGGTTAGAAATACTGTTAACCAATTAGCACCATACCCAATTGGATTGGTTTGTACTAACCACACATACGCATCGCAAGATATGTTTGATCCAGATGATAAAATAAGTGGCGGACAAGGATTTGTGTATGCGTCAAGTATAGTGGTAGCAATTAAAAAACTTAAACTAAAAGAAGACGCAGACGGAAATAAAGTTTCTACAGTACAAGGTATTAGAGCGGCATGTAAAGTGATGAAGAGTCGTTACAGCAAACCGTTTGAAGGCGTACAAATTAAAATACCATATGAAACTGGTATGGACCCATATAGTGGTTTACTAGAAATGCTAGAAGCAAAAGGTATTGTAGATAAAGTTGGAAATAAACTTTCTTATGTTTCTCCTGTTACAGGTGAAGAAATTAAAGAATTTAGAAAAGGCTGGAGTGGAGAAAAACTTCAGGTAATTATAGATGAATGGGGGCAAAATCCTAAAGCAGTTACAGAAGATATTGAAGACAATATTGATGAAAACGAAATAGACGACCCATCAGTGTACGAGGAGATTGTTGAATGAGAGGTGATTTAAGTTTAATCATTGAAACGTGGGACGCAATAAAACCTTGCGTAAACCCTAAAGAAAAAGAAGATGCCTGTGCGGCACTTGTTAGGGTAATGGACGACCACGGCATGGTTGAATATGATAAAGTAAGTATTAATGAATGTGATAGATATCTACGTCAGGCAATCGAAGACTACTTTGAAGTAGAACACGATGACGATGATGAAGACGACTGGGATTACTAATGGCTGGCTGGTATAATAAAGTTTCTGATAATTTAAGTAATATTATTGATTGTATAGATTACTATGAAGCAGAACTCGACGAAGCCAAAAAAGAATGTTACATAAAAGGTAATGTAGAACGTAATAGTGCGGCATTACCTGGCGTAACAGAACATAGATTTAATCAGTTACAAGAAATTGAAGCAATTCTAGAACACATAAATATTCAACTAAGAAAAACTAGAAGTAAAGTTTTTAGAAATTTTTTAGAAAGTTATAACAGGCAATTAACAAGTAGAGATGCTGACAAATATGTTGACGGCGATGACGATGTAGTAAATTTAACACAAATAGCAAATCAGTTTAGTTTATTACGAAATAAGTATCTTGGAATAATGAAAGGATTAGACACAAAGCAATGGCAGATAGGTCACATAGTGAAATTGAGAACAGCGGGAATGGAAGACATCTCTCTATAACCTCAGTACAAACACTATTAAACACATTCAAGGATAATTTATCTGAGTATCTTAATGAAGATAATATTGTAAAAATTAATCTAGATCCTGTAAGTAACTTAATTTTTAAATCATATTTCAAATGGTTTCCGTATGTTATTACAGATGACACTAAATTAAAAATTAAAGATAGTGTTGTACACATATTTTACAATGACGATTCTATTGAAATAAACTATCAAGACCAAAATTTTTCTATACCAATTGAATCAACATTAAAAGATCAGTATATATCAGAATATAAAACACTAGCAAAAAAGTTTCTACAAACTTCAAACTATTACGGCATAGATTGTCAATCAGGTAATTCTTTTACAGATAAACTAAATGCTATTTTAGTTATGAGAGAATCACATCTACACAATAGCGAATATTTTAAAGACTGTATAATTACAACCAATAATACAGACATAGAAACAATTAGAGCATTAGAACAAACAAAGACAGTTTCACTGCCAGTAAATTGTGTAGATAATAAACTTGATATTGACAATATAAAAAATCACTGCGACGTATCAGACGAGTTTATTGCTGGAATAATTATTCCCGAAGAAGTAGAAGTTAATGAAGAAATTGTAAAAGCAGTACATGACATAGACGGATATGTGTATAAACAATGCTCCTATAAAGAATTATTAAATGCTTCTAACTTTGAATTATTAGGTGTAGATATTATTGGATTTGGACCAATAGCAACCACAGAAGAACTAAGTGTGTTTTTACCTTGCTCTGAAGATACAGGGACAAGTTTATCGTATGGAAGGTTATATACAACACCTGCTAATAGCATTAGTGTTGAAATTTTAAAAACACTGGTAGCAGATGTATAATATAGCAACTATAGGAGGCACGTCATTAAATCGTTTTCAGTTAATTGTTGAAGACTCGATTAATATTGAGTTAGTAACTTCCCTAGATAAACTTAAAGAATTAATTGATAAAAATTATATTGTGGTTGTTAACGGTTTAAATAATAACCCCAAAGTAGAATTTGCAAAATATATTGAATATCTTAATACAAATGACGTACATGTAATTGTAGATTCAATGTACGAAGCAAATGTACAAAAATTTCATGACTGTGGTTTTACAACTACAACCACTTTACTCACTTCAAATTTATTAATGGAAAGCCACAACCACTTTGGAGAAGTAATAACAGTACCCTATTTCATGTTGCAATCATATGGCTTATTAAAATATGAATTTAATAAGACACCTGTGACATTTAACGAACATTTACTATCAGATAAAAAATCTTTTTTATGCCTTAATGGTGTAAACAAACCAGGAAGAAGATTTGTGTATAATTACTGTATGGAAAATGATTTAATACAAGAAGCAATTTTTAGTTTCCATAATAGACACCATGGCAGTATTTTCGAAGGTTATCCTACTATTACTCTGCCTGATGATATTAAAGATACAAACGACGGAGTTACTTGGGATAACGATTATAAAAATAGTTGGTTTGAAAATACATATTTTAATTTGGTTACAGAAAGTTCTGCTAATAATGATGCCAACGAAGGCTCAATGCCATTACAGTCGTTTAATAACTCTTTCTTTCCAACAGAAAAAACATTCAAACCCATTTTTAACAATCATCCTTTTGTGTCTATATCAGATTTTGAATATCACAAAAACTTAAAAGATTATTTAGGTTTTGAATTATATGACGAAATTTGGGACTATGATTTTGATAGTAAAGAAGCACCCGAAGAAAGGTGGCTAAAATTATTAGATCAAGTAAACATGATAAGCAAAGAAGGAATAGATTATAATTTAATTAAAGAAAAATTAGAATATAATCAATCAGTATTTTTGAATGAACAACAACACAAAAAAACAATAGGAAATATACTTAAACAGATTGACAATTTGTATGTTTAAATGTATAATATAGTTTATGGCTAGAAGTACAAGACTGGAAATAAGAGATGAAGTAAATATCAAGTTTCATGACTTAGATGTTGCTACTAGACGAAAACTGTCTGACACTTGTAAATATTTCTTACCCTACGCATATCACATGCCAGCATACAAATTAGGTCGCTGGGACGGTTATGTGAGATATTGCGACATAGGTGGTAGAAGTTACTTAAACTTATTAGATCAATTACTTCCGGTTGTCTCTGAACTTGGTTATGACGTAGAGGTAGATGACAAAAGACAAACTTGGAGTTTTGCCTTTGACAAAGTTGAGCAAGATTCATATGAGCAATATAGTTGGCCTAAAAATCATCCAGCAGAAGGATTGCCAATTATACTAAGAGATTATCAAGTGGAGATAATCAATCGCTTTTTAGAAACGCCACAATGCTTACAGGAGATTGCCACTGGCGCCGGTAAAACATTGGTTACAGCAGTACTGAGTCACAAGTGCGAACAGTATGGTAGAACAATAGTGATAGTGCCTAATAAGGACCTTGTAACGCAAACAGAAGCGGACTACAAGCATTTAGGCCTAGACGTTGGTGTTTTCTACGGGGACAGAAAAGAATACAATAAAACGCACACAATTTGTACATGGCAAAGTTTAGAAATACTACACAAGAAATCTAAGGCCAAAGAAGCAGTAGATTTTGACATACAAACATTTATAGATGGTGTTGTATGTGTAATGGTAGACGAAGTACACAAAGCAAAAGCAGATGTACTTAAACAATTATTAAGTAGTGTATTTGCTAATGTTCCTGTACGTTGGGGACTAACAGGTACAATACCAAAAGACAAACACGAAGAGGTTGCCTGTACTAGCACAATTGGTCCAATAGTAGGACAACTAAGTGCTAAAGAATTACAAGACAAAGGAATACTTGCTAATTTAGAAGTTAATGTATTACAACTTGTAGATTCGCATGTTGGTTTTAATAATTACGCACAAGAATTAAAATGGATTACAACAAATCCAGAAAGAATAGAATTCTTTAGCGAGATGGCCAACGGCATAAAAGGAGCAGGCAATACATTAATTTTAGTAGACAGAATTAAAACAGGAGAAATGCTAATAGAAAAAAATCCAGACTGGGTGTTTATATCGGGCGGTATGAAATCAGCAGAAAGAAAAGAAAATTATGATGAAGTTGCTGACTCCACAGGAAAAGTAATTGTTGCTACATATGGTGTAGCCGCAGTTGGTATTAATATACCAAGAATATTCAATTTAGTTTTAATTGAACCAGGCAAAAGTTTTGTAAGAGTAATCCAAAGTATTGGCAGAGGTATTAGAAGAGCCAAGGATAAAGACTTTGTAAATGTGTATGATATTACTAGCACACTAAAATATAGTAAAAAACATTTAACTGAAAGAAAGAAATTTTATAAGGAAGCCGAATATCCTTTTAAAATAACAAAAGTGGAGTATGTATGAATATATTAACCGTTGAGAATGACGTGTATAACCTGGATAGTGTTCCAGATGAAATTGATGATCTAAGATATTGTGTTTTAGATGTAAATGACCCAGAGTATTATGATTACTTTTGGCACCCTTTGGTATTTTTAGAAAGTTTTTATTCACCAGCAATAGTTTTAAATATTGGCGGTAATGAAATACAAATGCCAATGGATTGGAGTATAGCAATATGCGATGACGATTGCCACACAGAAGTAGAAATTGTTCCACTTACAAGTCTTAATAATAGAGGATTTAGAACACCAGTGTTTAACCCTATGGATAACAAAATACCTAGGATAGAAGAAATTTTTATTACAAACATATATCAAGAAGTAAAATGGTTCTTTCCAAAGTTGAAACACGGACACCTTTTGGTAACACCAATAGAAAATAAAAAAACTCCGTCTAGTGTACTTTTTATAAAAGAAGCAAATAAAATTCCAGACGTTGTAGACCTAGGCGATGTATTTTGATCGGTGACATAATGAAAACTTTTAACGAAAGCACATACAGACCTTTACCAAAGGAAGTTACTATACTGAACAGTCTAATTGATGGCTTAGGTTTACACGCAACAAGTTATTTAAATGCTGGAACTGTATTAGGTGAAACTCATGTGCTAGTACACAATAGAGATAGACACGAATGGGTGAGAACTCCTTTAGGTGGATTTATTAATCATAGCGATGATCCTAATAGTTACATTGCCACTGACAAAGGCGACAGAATATTACATGTGATTAGACCTGTCAAGGCAGGAGAAGAGATAACTGTGTTTTACAGATTTAAAGGTTATGACGGAACAGTTGGTGATGACACAGAACCAGAAATAGAAGAGTAATGGCAAAATATAGATACAGAATAGAAGGTAGTAATTATGGAGGAGAACTTGTCATTGGAGAAGTAAAAGAGGAGTTTGTAAAACAATCCTTGAAGTTAGAACAAGACGATTTGGTCGAACTAGTGCTAAACGCAGAAGACAACTGTGTACATGATGAATTTGAAATGGAAGAACACGAAAATCCAGAAGCAATATTAAGTCCACGAGATGATTATTACATGTGGGAATGCGATGATATAGAACATCTTAATGCTCCATATGGTGACGGAGGATTTACTGTACATCAAGTTCCATCAGATGGCAGTGATGATTATGGATGGGAAAAAGAAGTGTGGAACGGTGAACCTATACAAGTGTATAGTAGAGAGGCAGGATACTTTGGTAAAGATAAACCAAATGAGGATTTAGAAGAATATGTTCCTGTTTTACTATTTCACAGTTCAGAAAAAGGTGGTTTTGGTTGTTGGTTTATTGACACAGATGAAGAGTTTGATTATACTAAATTAGGTATTGGATTAGCAGAAACTAACATGTGCGAGATGGTTGATAGAGTGTATTATAACAAAGAAGAATTGTTTACTGATTACGATAACAATGACACAACCGGTAAAAGTTATAATGCAGACATTGGTTGGTTAAATAAGAAGTGGCACGATTCATATGGACAATTCGAAGAACTTGATGACGAGTATTGGGAAGGTTTTGATGAAAATGCCGAGTACGAAAAAGAGCAAAACGAGGATAGATGAGAGTATTAATTTTTGGATTACCGGGTAGTGGAAAAACTTACTTGGCAGAAAGACTGGTTGAATACCTAGGTGATAAAGTTGCCTGGTTCAACGCAGATAAAGTTAGAGAAGAAGCAGACGACTGGGACTTTTCTGAAGAAGGTAGATTAAGGCAAAATCAACGAATGATTGATTTATGTATAAATGCTGAATTAGAAGGCAAGATTGCCATGGCAGATTTTGTAGCACCATTTGAAAGTGCAAGAAATAAATTCTTTGCTGACTATGAAATATTTGTAGACACAATAGAAGCAGGTAGATTTGAAGATACTAATAAAGTATTTGAAAGACCAATAGCAACAGACTACAATATACACGAACAACGTGGTGATGTAGATGCTAAAATAATTGCTTATGAAATTGGACAAAGATTTATATGGGATAACCAGGCACCCACTACACAAATGCTTGGAAGATTTCAACCCTGGCATCCTGGACACCAAGCATTGTTCGATAGAGCATTGGCTAAACACAATCAAGTGTTTTTAATGGTTAGAGATATGCCAACTGATGAAAAGAATCCTTTTCCAGCACATGAAGTTATAGAAAACTTACAACAAAGTTTATATAAATTTGCTGGTAAAGTAAAGATAGAGGTTGTACCAAACCTCTTAAACATAACGTATGGTAGAGATGTTGGATATAAAATTGAGCAAGAAGTTTTTGACGATGCTATACACGATATCAGTGCTACCAAAATACGTGAACAAATGAGAGAAGAAGGAAAATTATAATGGCAGACAATGACGGCATGGCTACAGCATATCATCTTATTACTAAGATTACGCAGTGGCATCATGACAGAAACTTAATTGATGGTGCTACAGACAAAGATCAGTTAGCAAAACTCATTCAAGAAATGGGCGAACTAAGTGATAACATTTGTAAAGGCAATGATATTAGAGATGACATTGGTGATATGTTAGTGGTAATGATTAATATTATGGAAAGAAATAAAATCACTATTGAAGAATGTTTAGCAGTAGCATACATGGATATTAAAGATCGTAAAGGTAAAATGATAGATGGCATTTTTGTCAAGGAGGAATAATGATATTAAAATGGTTAATTATAGGAATATTAGTTGGTTGGTTAACACCAAGACCTAAATACTTAGGCCCAATTGAAGAAGCAATTTGGAAACCTATAAAAGAAAAAATTCCAACAAAATATCATTTTTGGGGATAATATGAGTTACGAGTTTACCAGTGAAAGTGTATCAGAAGGACACCCAGACAAAATAGCAGACCAGATATCTGATAGAATTGCTGATTATATTATAGCAGGCAACAGCAGTCACAGAGCGGCAGTTGAAACATTAGTTACAACAAATATGGTTACAGTAGCAGGCGAATATAAAAGTACTGTACCAATTAACAAAGAACACATAGAAGAAATTATTAGAGGTACTGTTAGAGAAATTGGATATGAACAAGATGGCTTCCATTGGGAGAATCTAAAAATATACAATGAATTACATGGGCAAAGTCCAGATATAGCATTAGGAACAGATGACTTTGGGGCAGGTGATCAAGGACTTATGTTTGGTTATGCTTGTGATGAAACACCTGATTATATGCCAAGTTCTATATATTATAGTCACAAAATTTTACAGTACTTAGCAAGTGAAAGACGTATATCATATTCGTGGTTAGGTCCTGACAGCAAAGCACAGGTAACAATGAACTATCAAGATATTAATACTCCTACACACATAACTAAAATAGTATGTAGCAGTCAGCACACAGAAGAATTTAGTTTAAATGCTGTACAAGACGGTATAAAAGAATTGGTAATAACAGCAATGGAAGAAGCAGGTGCTCCAATTAACCACGAAACCGAATATTTGATTAATCCAACAGGCAAATTTGTAATAGGAGGACCAGATGGAGATACAGGTGTTACTGGACGAAAAATTATTGTTGATACTTATGGCGGGTATGCTCCACATGGCGGTGGTGCTTTTTCAGGTAAGGACTGCACTAAAGTCGACAGATCAGCGGCATATATGGCTAGATATTTGGCAAAGAACATTGTAGCAAGTGGTCAGGCAAGAAATTGTACAGTACAATTAAGTTATGCTATTGGTGTAAAAGAACCTACTAGTTTATATGTATATGCTGATGGCGTAGTAAGACAGGACCTGGCGTACGAAATACAACAAACAGTTAATCTAACACCAAAAGGCATAATTGATAAATTTCAATTATTTAATATACAGTTAGCAGATACAACAAATTATGGTCACTTTGGCAATACTACAATGCCATGGGAACAAGTTGATCTTTTCTAATGTTTACAGTTTACAGAATAGATTTTCCAGACGGCAAAGTTTATTATGGTTATACAGCAAAACCCTTATCAATAAGATTAGAAGAGCATATAGAAAGTAGTCAAGTGGGTAAGTCACCTTTGTATAAAGCAATAAGACTATGTGACTATGAATGTGTAGGAAGAGAGGTCAATAAGTTTCATACAATGGAAGAAGCACTTGATTGGGAAAAGAAACTGATTAAAAAAACTTCCAAAGAAAAACGTCTTAATGTAAGTTGGGGTGGCGAAAATGGAGAGAATAATAAAAGACGTTGGGCACAGCAAGACATAATAAAAAAGCATTATAGAAAGAAAAATAGGAAGGAAAAATACAAGTATGACTGATATTAAAAAAAGCATAAGAACAGTACTTGACTTTCCTATTGCAGGAATACAGTTTAGAGATATTACAAGTCTTATTGAAGATCCAAAAGCATTTAACAAATCACTAATCGACCTTACAGCAGAAATCATGTTGTTTAAGGGCGACATAATTGTTGGTATTGAAAGCAGAGGATTTTTATTTGGTACACCACTAGCAAGAGATTTAGAGTTACCTTTTATACTAGCAAGAAAGCCAGGAAAGTTGCCTAATAAAACTGTTAGTAAAAAGTATCAATTAGAATATGGAGAAGCCGAATTACATATTCAACTCTTATCACCTATACAAGGAAAGGTAGTAATCATAGACGATTTAATTGCCACAGGCGGAACTGCTTTGGCATGTGCTAACTTAATACATGAGAATTGGAATATACCAAAGGACGATATATTAATATTGGCAATAATAGACTTGCCCAAACTAGGAGGTTCTGCTATAATAAAGGACAACGGATATACAATTAAAACGTTGGTGGAGTTTGATGGCGAATAAACCACTTTTACAAATTAAAGATATTATGGCGGCAGTTGATCGCAAGGACTATGATTTCTATAGTCGCCTTACTGACGAGCAACGTAAAAGTTTAAATTTATGGATGACTCAAAGATATGCTAGTAGTGTTCAAGGTAAGTATGCTGGACACTATTTGGTTATGATAAATGAATTCATGAATACAAATTGGAGTGATGTGAGCAAACATCCAGAACTACAATGGAAGTTAATGTGTTTGGCTGGGTGTGGAAAAATACAGTTTCATCCATTTGTAAAAGTGCCTAAAGCAAAAAAGAAAAAAAATAAAATTGAAGAGTTAGTTAGAGAGTTATTTCCGTTATTGAAAAACGATGAGATAGAAATGCTTCTTACACTAAACTCCAAAGATCAATTAAAAGAATTAGCGATGGAGAACGGCATTGATGACAAAGAAATAAAAGAGATTTTTAAATGAGTTTTACATGTAAATATTGTGGAAGAGAATTTACTTCTGAAAGAACAATAAACGTTCATATGTGTTCTCAAAAAAGAAGATTTGTAGATAAGGATCTATCACATGTAAGACTAGGATTTAGAACATATCAAAAGTTTTATGAAATGAATATGCAGAATGCCAAAACAAAAACATATGATGAATTTGCTACAAGCAAATATTATGCTGGATTTGTAAAGTTTGGTCGAAAAATGGTTAATGAAGAATTATTAGAACCAGAAAATTACGCAGAATATTTAATTAGAGAAAGTATAAAACTTTCTGACTGGACTAAAGATTCTATCTATGACATATATTTAAAACAACTGATAAAAAAGGAGCCAGCACAAAGAGGAATAGTGAGAAGTATAAAATGTATGGAAAATTGGGCACACGAAAAAGATAAAGAATGGCATAATTATTTTAGAGAAGTGTCGCCGCAATTGGCAATACATCATATTAGAGGCGGCAAGATATCGCCATGGCTTGTATTCTTAAGCGAAAGCGGACAGGACTTATGGGCCAATTTGAACGAAGAACAAATAAACTTAATAAAAGATATAGCAGAACCAACTTTTTGGAGAACTATATTTTTAAAAAATAACGAAGAAGTAAAACTAGTACAAGACATAGTGGAGGCATCAAACCTATGAAAGTAAAATTAATCAGTCACAGTCAGGCTCCTGACTTTAACGAGTCAGCACTAGACTTAGTAGCCTATTGTGCAAGAGTAAGTAATCCCAGTAATCAAAACAATAAAGAAACAAGTGAAAAACTTGTAAAGTATTTGATGAAACACAAACACTGGTCGCCATTAGAAATGGTATCAGCATGTTTAGAAATAGAAACAACCAGAGACATTGCTAGGCAAATACTAAGACATCGAAGTTTTAGTTTCCAAGAGTTCAGTCAACGTTATGCTGATCCAACAAATAATTTAGACTTTGAAGTAAGACAAGCAAGATTTCAAGATCCTAAAAATAGGCAGAATAGTATTCCAGCAGATGAAAAGCATGATTATAAAATTATATCTGAATGGAGAAGAATGCAAGAAAATATAATTAGAGAGACCAGAATGGCATACTTTTGGGCAATTGATAACGGCATTGCCAAAGAACAAGCAAGAGCAGTACTACCAGAAGGCAATACATTAAGTAGAATGTATGTAAATGGCACACTAAGAAGTTGGATACATTATATTGAATTACGTGGCGCAAATGGCACACAATTAGAACACATAGAAATAGCAAATGCTGTAGCAGATGTAATTGCTAAAATTTTTCCATTAGCAGAAGATTTCAAAGGAAAAGATTTATGATCGATGACACAAAAAAATATGGTAACGCATTTGGTACATCAGGAGAATATACATTGACATACGCAGATAAAACTGTTACAATAGATAATTGGCCAACATATCAAGATAATTTTACTTTTAATTTTGATAACACGGACAATGAAGGTGCTTTGAGTATTGGTAAACAAACATTGAATGAAGAAGATATTGAAGACTTGTTTGCACTTTTAAATGTAATTAAAAATTTAGACAAAGAAAATCCTATAAGACAGAGTTTTTACAGAGAGAAAGTAAAGAATAAATTAAAGGGGGAATAATGAAAAGGCTGTGGACTATTTGGAAATTTGCTATTGGCAGTTTTTCAGATGAGCAAACAGAAGAATATGACGATCCTGTAGCAATAGCCAGGACATTTATTGTTGGTATAAATGTAGTTTGTGCTTTCTTTATTATAGCAAATATTATTAGGAGTTGGTTATGAATAAAAGACAAGAAATGTTGGTAATAACAATGGAAGAATGTGCTGAACTTATTCAAGCATGTAGCAAATTAATACGTTTTGAAGATGACCGTACAGAGCATGACATTTCAAATCTACAAGATGAAATAGGTGATGTAATGTGTATGATTGATATTATGAAACACAGTGGTCTAGTAAGCGAAGAACAAATTCAAGAACGTATCAAAGTAAAAAAAGATAAATTAATGAAGTGGAGTTTATTGTTCAGTGAAGATTGATTTCGATGTAGATATTGATATGGCTAACCGCGATAATTTACTGTCTGTGCTTAGGCATGTAAAGGGTAGTATCAAACGTCCAGATGGTATGGAAAAACACAACACAGGCGTTTATATACAGCCTATACCCCATAATCCACTTACTGGTCTCAGCACAATTGATCACAAAGAAGCAGAAGACATTGGTTATTTTAAACTAGATGTTCTTAACAATAATGTTTACAAAGGTATTCGCACAGAAGGTGAGTTAGATGATCTTTGTAAAATGGAACCAATGTGGGAACTATTTAGTCACAAAGAAATAGTAGAACAATTATTTCATATAAGCAATCACTATGATATAGTATTGCAACATTTACCTAAAAATATTGATCAACTGGCAATGATACTTGCTATGATAAGACCAGGCAAAAGATATTTGGTTGGTAAAACTTGGGGAGAGATAGAAGATCAAGTTTGGGTCAAACCTGATAACAATACATACTTTTTTAAGAAGTCACATGCATACAGTTACGCAATGGCGATAATTGTACAATTAAATAAAATTGTTATTGATCTTTCTTCACTAACTGAATAGTACGTCTTTTAATTCTTTTCTTTACAATATTTTGAATACTGGTAACTGGTCCAAACTGTATTTCTACATCTTTATTATTAAATGTTCTTAAACACCGCCTGAAAGACTGCATCTCCTTAAAGAGAAAAATATCAATTGGAATTTGCCTGTTTGATTCCCACCACCAAGTTTCTGCTATTGATACGAATTCTTTTTTCTCTTCTGGAGAACCTAATTTATTATAGTCATAAAAAGATGTTACCGTATTATCTTGATTTTGAACAATTCCAAAGTAGTCTTTACCGCCAGAAGTAATCATTGTGAAGAAAGGAAAGTTTTCTTCTATTTCTTTTTGATCCTGCATAAAAGTTATTTATAAAGAAAATGATAAATATTATGGAAGGAATGAGCATGTATGAGCAGTATAACACTATATTCTTACAGGATAAACGAATTAGATCTCGTAAAAAAGCGAGAAAACCTATATTTGGATAATAAAAGTATGAACAAAAAAGAATTTGTAGCACATAAAGGAATGGACAATAAGTTTAATATTTGTTTACGCGATCAAGATCGTAATAAACAAAATATTTACAATCAACAAATAAGAGCAGATGTAATCAAATACTCAAGCAATGAAAGAGTATTAACAAAATACACTACTCCAGGACTAGAGCAAGGCCAGGCAGAATTACTAATAGCCGAAGCAGATCTCAACACCCTTAGTCCAGGGCAGTACAAAATTTCATTTAAGTTTTTAGAAGATGACGGAACTACAACTCCTGTATTTTCTGATTACAATGGAGGCGTACTATGTACTTTAATGGTAAAAGAAGATGCTAATCCTTCTCCAGTACCAACACAAATTGCTAATGTTTGGACACAAACAAAAAATACTAACAATGGTGATCCTGCTAATGTTTATTCTAGTGGTAATTTTGTTGGTAATAAAACATATAATTTTAATAATGCTAATCACACAGTTGGTATATACGCAACTAACTTTACCGGAAACGTATTTGTGGAAGGCAGTTTAGGTATAGAAGCACCATCCAGTGACGATGCCAATTGGGCCAGTATAGCAGTACTAAACAATCTAGATAGAATACCATTAGCAAATGATTCCGGCCCTATCTACTACAACTTTACAGGTAATTTTAATTACTTGAGATTTAAATACTCACCAGGTTCTGGAAATTCAGGATCATTCGATAAGATTCTTTTAAGAAATTAAATACAAGTATGCACATTTTAAATAATGGCACACATGCCCTAGTGTTCCCACCCCGATGTGGCACCCGATGGATTGCTGAAAAACTCTACTACAACAAATTAATTAATACTTTTGGACCACATCATAATTTTAATTATGATAGTTCTGCTGATGTAAAAATTTTTATGTTTGTTAGAAATCCATTCACAAGGGAAAGAAGTGTACATAGATGGCTATTAGAAACAAATCAAATAAAATTGGAAGATGTATCCTTTGAAAATTATGTTAATAGCAGTTGGTTTGATCATGAACCAAGTTATTGCTCCAGGTATGGAGATCTAAACAACTTTGTGGAACATGTAAATATAGACAATATAAATGATTTCTTTACAAAAGAATTAAATCTTAAAATAGACAAATATGATAATTCCTATCATAGTGTTGACGATGGTATAAATGATATCGAAGCATACACAGACGGTATGATAGAAAAAGTTTTAAACAAATATAAGCAAGACATAAAACTGATCAATTTTGACTTGACTTCATACATATAATCAAGTATAATAAGAGCAATGGATTACTCTGACGCAATACAACAGGTACATGAATTAGTTACATCTCATATGCCACCTAAGCATAAGAAAACTCCTGCTGGTTGGGTCACATTCAATTGTCCTATGTGTAACGATAAAAGAGGTAGAGCAGGTGTCATATCGACTGGTCCTAAAATAGCATATAACTGTTTTAACTGTGGTTACTCAACAGGGTGGAGTCCAAGTAAAAAGATAGGTAAAAAATATAAAGACTTAGCAGTAAAATTAGGAGCAACCAACGAAAGTGTAAAGAAACTGGTATTAGAACTTATGAAAATTGAAGACTTTGAAAACGAAGTCGACGATATTGTAATAAAATATGAAAAATTTAAGCCAGTAGAAATTGCTAACGCAGTTAGTTTAAATGATGTACCCAAACTGCCTTACAATAAAACACATAATGATATATTAGAGTATGCTTACAGTAGAGGACTATTAAAAACACAATATGATTTTTTTGTATGTGATGATTTAATGATGAAGAATAGACTTATTATACCTTTCTACTACAATCAAGAAATGGTAGGTTATGTAGGCAGACATATAAATCCTCCTACTAAAGAAACACCCAAGTATATTAATAACAGTCAAGCAGGATATGTATTCAATTTAGACAAATACATATATTCAGATAGAGAGATTGTTGTAGTAACAGAAGGTGTAATTGATGCTATACTCATAGATGGTGTTAGTGTACTAGGTAATAGCATGAACGATAGGCAGATACAACAGATTAATTCGTTAAATAAAAGAGTAATACTTTGTCCTGACAGAGACGCACCAGGAAAAGAATTAATAAGGCAGGCCGCTGAACTAGGGTGGGAAGTAAGTTTTCCGCCTTGGGAACCAGATATCAAAGATGTGGGTGATGCGGTTACCAAGTATGGCAGACTATTAACCTTATCAAGTATAATTAAGTATGCTATAGCAAATAAGATAAAAATCGAAGTACAGAGCAAAATGTTATGAGTGAAATAAAAGATTACGGCGAAGATATACAAGAATTGTTTCTGAGATTTTTAGTTACAGATCCAGATGTGTTTGTGAGAGTGAACACTATTGTACAACCTTACATGTTTCACAGAAAATTTAGAGATGCTGTAACATTTTTAAAAGACCATGCTAACAAATATAACAGTATTCCTACATTAGAACAACTAGAAGCAGTAAATGGTATTGAATTAACGCCTGTAGAGGACGTACATGAGAGCCATATGTCTTGGTTTATGGATGAGTTTGAAACATTTTGTAGACACAAAGCATTAGAAAAAGCAATATTAGACAGCACAGATTTATTAGAGCAACAAGATTACGGTAGTGTCGAAACAATGATCAAAGAAGCAAGTCAAGTTGGACTTGTAAGTGATTTTGGTTTGGACTATTATGAAGATCCCAAAGAAAGATTACAATGGATTAAAGATCAAGCAGGAGCAATTAGCACAGGTTGGAAAAAGTTTGATCAAAAGTTGTATGGTGGACTTAATAGAGGTGAACTAACAGTATTTGCTGGTGGTTCTGGTGCTGGTAAAAGTTTATTCTTACAGAACTTAGGTGTTAATTGGAGCCAAGCAGGACTTAATACTGTTTATCTTAGTTTAGAATTAAGTGAACAACTATCAAGTATGCGTATTGATGCTATGGTTAGTGGTTACGCAACTAGAGATGTAATGAAAAACATGGATGATGTTGACTTAAAAGTGCGTATGAAAGGTAAAGGTGCTGGTAAATTTCGCATAAAACAGATGAGCAATGGCATAAATGCCAATGACATTAGGTCGTTTTTGAGAGAATATGAGATACAAACAGGGGTAAAGGTAGACGCATTGTTACTGGATTATCTGGATTTAATGATGCCAATTAGCGGTAAAGTTAGTCCAAGCGACTTGTTTATTAAGGACAAGTATGTGTCTGAAGAATTGCGTAATTTAGCAGTAGAATTAAACATATTATTAGTAACAGCATCGCAGTTAAATAGAGGTGCTGTAGAAGAAATAGAATTTGACCATAGCCATATTGCTGGTGGCATTAGTAAAATACAAACATCTGATAATGTAATAGGTATATTTACAAGTAATGCCATGAGAGAACGTGGCAGATATCAAATACAATTTATGAAAACACGTTCTAGTAGTGGTGTAGGCAGTAAAGTTGACTTAAAGTTTGATCCAGAAACACTGAGAATAGAAGATCTTGAAGACGATGACGAAGATTTTGACACACTACAAACAAAAACACTGGTAGCAGACCTACAAAGAAGTTCAGCAATACGCACAGAAGACAAGGACGACACAGTATCTAGTATAGACGAAACCAAATTACAAGGATTGGCACTCAGAGACTTACTCAAGAAAAAGTGATTTTTTGATAAATATGCTTAAAGCAGGAACAAGATATGTCATTAAATAAAAAATCAATTTTAGAAGAATTAAATTCGGTAGTATCTGAAAGAAACAAACTCGATGTGGTTGCCACAAGAGGTAATCACATTATTAAGAGTGCTATTAATTTAATAGACTTGATTGAAGAAAATTTTGATGACTCACAGGCGTTGGATTTACAAAGAAGATTAGTAAATTCTATTAAAGGAAGAAAGCCTGAACGTTTTGCTAAAGGCGTACAAATAGTTAAAGAGTCACGAAATGATAATAAATGAAATTATAGGCGGGGATCCTAAAAATCCAAAGGGCGATGTTGCTCAACCTGGCCAGACAGGCGGTCCAGGTCAAAAAGATCAAGGAGCAGGAACTCCTACACCTCCAGTTACACCTCCAAAAGACGGAGAACAACCACAAGATGATCTAGATCAAAACTTCTTAAAAGATAAATTTAAAAAACCTGGCCCTAAAGTAGCAGGAAGTACTATGGCTATTGGTACTAGAAGCACAGGACCTGGTAATGAAGAAGCATATCCTGAAAAAATGGGCAAAGCAAATAAATTTTGGAAGCCATTATTTCCTGACGCAGGATATCTAAGTGTAAAAAGTACCAACGCCGCTGGAGTAATGTATAAAGGTATTGAAGTTGACAGAGTATTAGTGCCAGTACATTACACTAACAATGATGACATTATAAAAAATAATCATGCCTTTTATGTATTAGATACCAATGTCGACATGTTTAGGCTGATCGATAAACGAAACAAACAAGGATTGGCAGTGACAAAACGTATTGTAAATGCTATAAAATCGATTCCGCCCTCACTCAAAGATAGAATAATAGGGCCAATGAAAGACGCAGTAACAAACTTCTTAGATCCAGATGCGACAGGCAGAGCAGGTTATGACGTACTACAGAGAGACGGTGCTGATAGGAGTACAATAGGTACAATAGGAGCCAGAATTGGCGGCAAAGTAGATAAATTTTTAGGTCTTGACAAGGGTAAACTCAAGTGAGAGCAGTTGAAATCACTAAAACGTATCTCAAAGAATGTGTGATACATCACAGATTAGACGAAAGTAAAAACACACATCTGGAACACCTTGAAGACTTAATTTTTAATGACGGCTTACCAGGTGGCAAACAAGCAATTAATTATCTTGTGAGTTTTTATGAGATGCTGAAAGGTAGTGCTAAAACTAAATTTAATTTAACTACAAAATGGGACGGTGCTCCGGCAATATTCGCAGGCATTGATCCTGCTGATGGCAAATTTTTTGTGGGCACCAAAGGTGTTTTTAACAAAGATCCCAAACTTAATAAAAGTCTCGCAGACATAAAAAACAATCATCCAGACAAAGTGGTAAAAGGCGAAGAAAAAAGTGCTGAAGGACTTCGAAAAAAACTAACAACAGCATTTACAAATTTACAAAAACTAAATTTTACTGGAGTAGTACAAGGAGACATGCTATTTTCCAAAGACGATATACAGACAGCAACTATTAGAGGAGAAGAATACATAGTATTTAAACCTAATACAATAATTTATGCTGTTCCTAAAAATAGCGACTTGGCAAAAGAAATTTTATCTGCTAATATGGGTATAGTGTTCCACACAGAGTATGTAGGTGGACCAACACTATCAGATATGGATGCTAGATTTGGTTACGACGCAAGTGGTTTAGGCGATGGCGGTAGTAATGTTTGGTATAGAGATGCTATCATCAAAGACTATTCAGGACAAGTAACAATGACCGAAGACGAATCTAATATATTAAAATCTGCTATTGAAGACGCCAACAGAAACTTATCGCAAATGGGCAATTTAGAATTTTTAAAAAATAATGAGTTTGGTCAAAATCTTAGAGATAGAATCAAAACTAGTGTAAATAAAATAATTAGAGATCAAGGACAGTTTGAAAAAGATCCTATGGCATTTGCTACAGCATTTATAAATGATTATAAAACTGTAATGAAAAAAGCAATTGAAAGTGTGAAAACAGATAAAACCAAAGTTGCTAAAACAAAACTTATGCTAGATGGTATAAAATTTTTAGAAGATAACACAAAAGAAATAACAAGTGCGTATGTTGTGTATTTAGATCTTATAAGAGCAAAAGAAATGATTGTAAAAAAATTAGCAGAAATAAAACAAATTGATACATTTGTACAAAACGCAGAAGGCGATTATGACGTAACAGGCGAAGAAGGTTTTGTTGCTGTAGATCATATAGGTAACGCAATCAAATTAGTCGATAGACTTGACTTTAGTGTTAAGAATTTTGGTACAGGGAGGCCTACATCATAATGGAACTCCAACTGGTACATGAACTAAACGAAAGTCGCTTGTTTAGAGCAACTAACGGATTCAAAGCATATAATAAAGATGATGTCACAGAATTACTTTTTATTTTTGTTTTGATTAATTCTATGTTTGTATTAGATAGAAGCACAATTAAATTTGGAAAACAGTATGCTAGAAAGTCTTCCAATTATGGCAAATTTATGTATAACAGAGTGTCATCAACAGATTTATATCAAATGGCATATTTTGTGAATAAAAAATATGACGACTTACCAAAAGGTGCCAAGCCTAAAAAAATAAATTTCAATGAAAGAAGATTACATGTGTATCTACAAAACTTAGCAAAAGGTAAAACAAATTCTACCTACTTGCTTAGACTACAATATCAACTTGGTATCAAACAGTCAGGGTTATTGGCAGTGAGAAGACTAATAAGTGATTGGCCCAGATTAAAATATCGACAAAAACAATTAGCAGTAACAAGATTATTACACTTAATGAGAGCAAAAGCAGTAAGAAGCGAATTGTATAAACCATTAAACGACATGGCCAGAGAAAGAAGATATCTATTACCTGGTGTAACTAATAAAGAATTAGATAAATCGACAAACCAAAGCACACTGAAACGATTAGCAGTAGCAGGTGCTTCGGCTTATGTGGCCAGTGAACTAGGTCCAAAAGTAACCAGAGGCATGGTAGGACCTAAAGCATCAGCAGGATTGGCAGGTATCGCGGCTTACTGGGCAAGTAAGAAAAAGTTATAAATAGTATTATGAAGATTTTTGAAATCACAGAAGTATCCAAGTATGCCACTCCAGGTGACGGCGCCACTGGTGATGAAAGATTAAAACGTGTTCAACAAATGGCCAGAGCAGGGGTAGACACAACCACAGCAACTAAAGATCTAGGTAGAGCAGGCTATTCAGGTATTGATCCAGAAGACTTACAGGCTAAAAAAATAAGAAAAGGCGCAAGTGACGAATTGAAGAGAGACAAAGCGGCTCGAGATGCTAAAGAAAAAGAAGCAGAAAGGGAAGAACAAAGAAAAGAAAGAGAGGCCAAGTTAGCCGACCGGAGACAGCAAAATAAAGATGTTAAAGACAGAACAAGAGCAATAAGAAGAGGCGAGAGAGAAGTAGAATTTGGCAAACGGTCCGATGATAGATCAGGATTTAGAAAAGATGCCCTTGGTAGAACACTAAGAGCCCCTAGATATTATCAAAAGAAAGCAGACGCAAATAAAGGACCCAATAGATCAGCAATCAGAAAAGGTCTAGATGCACTCACAGTTGATCCTGGATATGCTATTGCTGACTTTTACACAGATAGAGTAAAGAGAATCAAAGACTTCTTACATCAAGAATATTAATCGAAATTTTACACTCGTAAATACAAAAAAACTAAATAAAATTGATAAATAAACGTAACGACTGTAGAAATACAGACATAATTTTAGGAGATAAAAATGGCATTAGTAGGACTAAGTCAAGCAAATCCAAATAGAGTCGATGAAGAGAAATTTTTCATTGGTAAAGAAGTAGCATTAGTAGACGTAGACTTTGGCGCGGCTGTTAACGGTTCATTAGGACCAGCAGGTGCAGTTGAGGCAGTTTTCGAAGCGGTTCAGGCACAATTTAACATTTTAGGGCATGGTGCTTTACACAGCACAAACCAAAAAATGAGTTTTATGCTTGAAGGTGAGTATGGAGCAGATACATATGATGGATCTAATTCAGAAACAATCGCGGCTCACTTAGAAGACGTAATTATTGCATTAGGTACAGTTGATAGTATTAATTTAGCATCAGCAACAGTTGCCGCAAAAACTTTCGTATTATAAGATTTGTAGACAATTAAAAATAAAAGAGGGTGACCAGTTCACCCTTTTTTTATGGAATTTTGATAAATAAAGTTAACCAAGTTATAAAAGTTTAAACAAAAATACTTTTATAACACCGAATAGTAGGAGATTAACATGGCTTTAATTGCAGGAATCGGAAGAGCAGGCGACCCAGGAGTTGCTAACGACCAGTTTTTAACAGCAGAACTTAATCATTTTATTGTAGCAGGTGCGGCAGGCGTTGATTTAACAGATTTTGGTTTCAACACTAACGGAACACCTGATGAAGGTGAACAAGCAGTAATGGCATTGGCTTCAGTGGCTAATCCAGTTATTATATCACCACATGCTTCTAACAGCAGAATCATGTACTACACTACTGAAGCACCAGGTGTATCAGCATCAGTACTTCAAACTGCAATTCAGGCTTCTGGTGGAACTCTAGCAGACGCAACTGTAACAGCAGGTGTACTAACAATAGTATAATAAGTTCATAAAAACTTTTAAAACCCCCTTTAAATTAGGGGGTTTTTTTTGACTTTTAAAAATGGTGTGATTAATTGCCACAAAATGATAAATATGCTTATATAGAAGACACACGGAGACAATATGGCACAAACAAAAGCAGGTGGATTAGTAACGTCCAGTGAAACACTCACAGGTGACGTAGAATTTTTTACACTCTTTACCACCTTAGATATAACTGCCACAGACAGTTTTACAGATAATACACAAAAAGACTTTGAAAGTCTAGTACAGGTAATTAGTTTAAGAGCACAACCTATGCTGATGAACACACCTATAGTAGTTGACGGTAGTTCGGCAGGACTACAAGACTATGGAGCACCAACTTTAACAGGTGCTGGTTGGGTGTTTAAGTTTGCATTTGAAAGGCAAGGCGCACATACATTACAAACACTTATTGACGAATTAAACGGAATAGTGTTAAATGGAGGCACTATTGATACAAAAAGTTCCAAAAATATGGAATTTTCTAAACAGGATGTATTATAATGGCAGATAAAGATTTAGATAAAAAACCAGCAGAACAGTTATACGCAAATGAGCCGGATCTGAAATCACAAGTAATCGCAGACATGCTTAGAATTGAGCAAGTCACCAGTGAGATAAAAGAATTTAAGGTAGAAGTCAAAGCACATTTTTCTAAAATTGAAAACTGGTTAGTAGGCATTATGGCAGGTGTATTTGCCACAATGTCAAGTTTGATAATAGCATTGATATTTAAGTTATTTTAAAATGAGAATAGTTGAAGTAGAACAAGTAATGGAGGCCAAAATGGTTTGGGCCAAACGAGGCAACAAGATTGTGCGTAAGGTCAGGTGTACCAGTGGTCCAAGGAAAGGCAGACTTGTTTCATCAAGTAGTCAGTGTTCTAAAGCAATTAACTTAAAGAAAAGATTTGTACTTAAACGTACAAGAGCAAAAATGGGAAGTAGGATGGCAAGAAAAGCCGCCAGAACCAAAAGAAGAAGTCCTATAAGCAGAAGAGTTAGACAACTCAATAGGAGAAGGTAATGAAGTATTCAGATATTTTTGAATACGACACTGGCATCCAAGGCAAAAGTCAAATGGCAGAGCCAGAAAACGACCAACCAGGTCAAGATCAAGAAAAGTCAAAGGCAGACAGCAAAAAAGAAATAGACGCTCAAAAAGATTTTGAAAAAGCATTCAAACGTGGTGCTATGAAAGTTGGCGGCCAAATGGGACAAAAATTAATGCCTGGGCCTCTAGCAAAAGGAATAGAAAAAATAGAAATGGGCAGAAAACCAAGTGGTGCTGAAAACATTGAAGTAGGAAAACTTGTAGGTGCTGTCTCAAAGGCAATGAGCAATCCAGCACTTGCTGGTAAATTTGGTCAAATAATGAAACAAGCAAATGTTGAGGGTGTTGACGAAAGCACACTTGCAAAAAAGATTCTTAAAAAATTATCCAGCAAAAAACCATTAACAAAACTTCGTAAAAGATCTAGACTGCTACAAGAAGCAGATCCCAAACTGTTTGAAATAAACTT